TGATAAAAACCGAGGGCCCGGTGCTAATTTTGGTATTGCATTTCAGGAAACCCGGGGTTAATCAAGAGTTTCATGCAGAAGGAGCGGCATCGAGCGGTGGATAAGGGGGCAGTGAAGGCGTTGGTGGCGATTTACGGTCCACGGGAGGCGGCACGGATAGCTGGGATCAAGGCTGGGACGGTGATGGGATGGTGTTTTCGCTACAAATGGAAGAAGATTGTCGCTCCGAAGATTGGTCCCGGCGTGAAAGAGGATTCAAAGATTGACGGGATGGATGCGGCGGATGTTTTGAGGCAGAGTCTGGAGAATTCCAAGAGGGCATCCACGTTAAACCTGGCGAAATACACGGAGAAAGCCTCTCAGAAAGCGGCGGAGCACGCCAATCCGCTGGAAGTGGCTCGTAAAGTCAGGGATGTAGCTGGTGTTTACAGCACGCTTTGGCCTGTTGAAAGCGAGCAGGGGCTGATTGAAGGCGGGATTTTGATTGGGGAAGCGCAGGTTCTGGACGATCCGAAGGAAATCAAGGAATTGACCGATGTACGGGAAATCGTTCCCGACGCTTGACCGGCAGGCGATTGAGCTTTGGGCGTTCAAGAACGGGACGCCTGCGGGTTTGGGGCGTTACGCGCACATGCACAACGCCATTGACGCGATCTGGAACCGGTTTCATGCGGAAAGCTACATCTGGAATGACTGGACGGAGCAGATGCAGCGGTTATTCTGTGAAAACAAATGGGTAACCATCACTGGTCCCGGGGCGAGCTGGAAGACGACCTCTGCCGCGATATACGCATTGGCGAGCTGGTATGCCTCCCCAAAGGACACAGTTATAATCTGCACCAGCACCACCCTGGACGGCTTGAGGAGGCGTATTTGGAAGGAGATTTCCAAATTTTACAGGCTGAGGCCGCTTTACGGCAACCCGGTCCAGAGTAGGAACTGCATTCAGTATCGCAAAGGCCATGATGACGCCGGAATCTTCGGCATGGCCACCGATAAAGGGGAAATCGAGAAGGCAATCGGCAAAATCATCGGGTTTCATGCCCCGAACATGATCGTCATCGTGGATGAGATGCCTTACACGCCAGAAGCGATCGTGGAAGCGTGCGTAAACCTGGAAACTGGCTCCGAGCGGTTCCAATTCATCGGGCTGGGCAACGCTGACGACCATTTGGACCCGCACGGACGCATGAGCGAGCCCAAGAACGGCTGGGATTCGATCGACGTTGACTCTGAGCGGTGGGAAACCCGCCGGGGAGTGTGCCTGCACCTGGACGGCCTCAGAAGCCCTAATATCGTCGATAAAACAAGGAATTTCCCGGGTTTAATCAATCAGGCCGACATTGATACCACCTCTGAAATCTATTCGGTTGATTCTCCCCAGTTCTGGCAGATGCGGCGTGGTTTCTGGGCACCGGAAGGGATTCAGAAGACCGTTCTCACCATGCCCATGATTGTCCGGGCAAGGGCGCAGGATTCCGTCTTTTTCGATTCCGGTTTCGTCAATATGGCCGGATTGGACCCTTCCTTTGAAGGCGGCGACCGATGCACGCTCCGATTTGGCAAATGCGGCAATGTGAACGGCAAAAAGACACTTTTACTCACTGACAAGCTCTACATTCAAACTAAGGTCTCCACCGATGACCCAATGCATTTCCAGATTGTTCGCAACGTTAAAGAAGCGTGTATTCAGCGATCCGTCGATCCATATTATTTCGGTCTCGATTCAACCGGTGAAGGAGGAGGTCTGGCTTCTATCTTTCAGCGCGAATGGAGTAGAGAAGTCCTTTGTGTTGAGTTCGGCGGACGGCCCAGTCAGCATCCGGTTAGTACCACCAACCCAAAACGAGCTGACCAGGAATACGACCGCAGAGTCACCGAGCTGTGGTTCTTCTTCCGGCTCCTCCTCTTAAACGAGCAGATCAAGGGACTCGACCAGGAGACCGCAGCAGAATTCTGTCGCCGCTGGTGGTGCATGAAAGGCCCTTATGTTTCCCTGGAAACCAAGTCCAAGATGAAGGAAAGGACCCGTAAAAGCCCCGATGACGCCGATGCCGCTGCTGTCCTTACCCAGGTCGCTTATGCCCGGGATAAGCTTCTCCCGTCCGCTGTGAGCCATTCAGAGGATGTCCTTGATTCACCATGGAGACGGTTCTTAAAGAAACGCAGCATGGAAAGCGAATATGCCCTCCCTGGAATTTCTTAATCCTGCGATTTGCCCTCCGGACGGGTTTCGTTACGTCGTTCCCGAGACCGGCCATGTCGCTCATGCCTGGACATATGATGCATGGGTAGCAGATGCAAAACACCATTACGCAGGAAATAATATGGCGGTTCCGGATCGACTCGAAACCTTAATGCAAGAACAGCTTTGTCTAACGCTTCCACCAGGCTGGTGCAATTATGACGATCCAGATCGGCCACGGGCAAATCTTTCCCTTACATGGGATGACGTCAAGGAAGGTCTCACCACGTTTACCAAGTGGATTGCCCGGGGTTGTTCCTACGTTTCCAAACAGGAAGCCGAGCGGCGCGCCCTCATCTGTTCACGCTGTTACATGAATACAAATGTGTCCGGCTGCTCCGCCTGCCATGCCGCTGTTACCGCCATAACCAAATCTCGCTCTACGAAATACGATTCCTACCTCCGCGCATGCGGTGCATGCAAATGTCTGCTGCGGGCAAAAGTTCATTTCCCTTTATCAGTTCTTGACAATAGCCCGGGGAAAGTGCAAGAACTATACCCGGGGTTCTGCTGGTTAAAACAAAATGGCCAAAACCGCATTGATGTTCCGGATTGACGTTGGGTTTAACCCCGAGCGCGGTTACGGCGCTGCTCTCCTCGACGTCCAGAGCAACCAGCAAAAAGGCATTAGGGCCGGTAACATCCGCCAACTGATGCGCCTCCTGGGACAAGCTATCTGCGACCAGGAACAGCGATCCCGCCGGTTCCCACTGGAGAAAGAAGAACCCTCCCGGATCATCACACCAAACGGATTCTAACTTATGCAAATTCTTACACCGGGCCATAAATACCTGCTCCGCAGCTTTGAGGCAACCACAGGCCAAATCCTTCAGTTCATCGAGAAGGATGTTGCCGGGAACACTATCAACGATGGCACCACTAACGAGGAAGTCCTGGCCATGTTGATCGACCGGTGCAAGCTCCTTGGTGAAAAACTTCCATCCCGGGAAACCTCCATTGCCGTTACCAAGCTGGAGGAAGCTCTCCTGTGGTTTAACAAGCGCACCCAGGATCGCAAGGCACGCGGCGTGGAAGGAACTCACAAGGCATGACCGACACTTATGGCGTCCGTTTAGCTTCCCTTGACCCGGACACCGGGGACCGGCCCAGCTCAAGAATCGGGAACGCCACTAATGCGCGTTCTCTTGTAGGGCGTCTCAAGTACGAAGACGAAACCCGCATGTTCCGGGCCACAAAGATCAGTGGCCTCATGGATGGTAACCCCCCCTGGAGCCAGCAGCGCCTTACCGATCTCGGTCAGGGTCATCGAGCCAATTTTAATCTTCGGGAGTCGGAAGGAATAGTCGAAGCCGCCAAGACCCCTTACTACGATCTTGTGTTTGAAGTCCCTTTCTTTGCCAGAATTGAATTTGGCCTTGAAGGCGCAGACCCAAATCTGATTTCCAACTGGAGCGATATTATCAGTGAGGAATATTCTGAGACTCTCCTTACCTGGGACGGGTACGATCAGAATATCCAGCTTCATCAATGGCAAATGGTGGTGAACGGCGTTGGCCCCATCTTCTGGCCTCATTACATCGGCTGGCACTCTGAAGCCGTCAAATCAAGGAAAGTCCTGGTCCCCATGGAGACCAAGGCTAACGTGGAAGAGCTTGAGCTGGCAGTCATTTTACATTCCTACAGAGCAGATGAACTCGATCAATTTATTCAGAAAGGCGCTGCAAAAGATAACACAAGCGATGGCTGGCAGGTCCCGCTCTGCAAGCAGGCCATCATCGACTCAGCCCAGCGGGAGATGCGTCAGACCTGGGGAATCGAAAACTACGATCTTTACCAGCGCGCGATACGCACCGGGGACCTCTACTACGGTATCCATAGGAGCGATCGCATCTATGTTGCAAGTTTGTTCATCAAAGAGTTCGGAGGGAAAGTTAGTCACTACATGGTCACCGACCAGAACCTCGGTCATAACTCAGAGATAGCTACCACCCCGGATGAAGAAACCGGTTACCTGTTCAAGCGCCGTAACAAATATAACAACTTCAGCCAGGTAGTTTGCCCGTTCTTTTTCGATACCGGTCCGGATGGAACATGGCATTCAGTAAAGGGACTGGGACCAAAGATTTATGATTTCTGCGATGTTAGTAATCGAACGTTCTGTCAGATGCTGGATGGCTCGGTCATTGGCTCTGGCGTTACTCTTGAGACAGCCGATGGCAATGCCATGGAGGAAACTCAGGTCGCTCTTGTTGGTGGTGTCACGGTTGTATCCCCCGGATATAAAGTTGTCCAGACCAGAATCGCCGAGTCCCTCAATGGTGCCATGGTCATGCGACGCGAACTCCACAACACAATGCAATCCAACACTGGATCGTATCGCCAGAGAACGGAAGAGGAGAACAAGGAACCAACGCTCGGGCAGGCGCAGCTAAACGCACAACAGCAAACCATACTTAACAAGGGTTCCACCAACAGGTATTACTTTAACCTTGATAAGTTTCACCGGGAAACTCTCCGCAGGATGCTCGACCCGGCCCAGAGCGACAATATCCCCGGTGGCAAGGAAGCCAAAATGTTCAAAGCCCGCTGCATTATACGCGGCATCCCGGAACAGGTTCTCAATTACGCCATGATAAGGAAGGTAACAAGCACCCGCTCGTTAGGCTACGGGTCCCCACAGCTCCGCGACATGGCCACAAAAGAGCTGGTGGCCCTTGTCCCCTTCATGGATGAGGTAGGCCGCAACCACGCGCTTCGGGCCAGGGCTTCCGCTCTCCCCGGAATCGGCATGCATTCGGTAGATATGTTCTTTCCTCCGATTGAAAAAACTGGTGTCCCAAATGCTCATACCGCCCTTGCCGTCCTTGAAAACAACGCTCTCCGGGCACTCCATGGTAAGGTCCAGATCGAACCACAGCAGAATCATTCCATCCACTTTGATACTCACAACGCCGATGTTGTCGAGCACCTGAAAGACCCCCAGTCGCATATTACCGAGAAACTCACCCACGCAGAGCAGGCCGGTGGCCATATGACCCAGCATCTGCAGGCCATCGAAGGCGACCCCACCCGCAAGCAGGAAGTCGCC